TGGACAATTACGGATGGGGCAAATAACATTATAGGTACTGTTTCAGATATTCTTACAGCAACTGAACTTGAATTGGTAACATTCCCAAATGTAGAAGCTAACGCCACCTCTTACAGTAGTTTTTCAGGAAATGGATTTCAAGGGATTGTTGTATTAGGAGCTGAAACAGCCAGTAGTATTAATCAAAACGTTGTACTAGAAACTATTCATGGCGCTATTTACAAAGTAGATATTCTTGACGGCGGCGAAGGATATGATACTGCAACCGTAGAGGTTTTTGGCGATGGCACTGGAGCTCAAATATATATTGATCCGGACACAGATATTGTGAATGGTGTTATTAAAACTGTACAAATTATTAATAGCGGACAAAACTACAACTATGCAAGAATTGTTGTAAGCGGGTTGCCTACTGAAGTTGCATCATTGCGTGCAAATATAGGCCCGCAACGAGGTCACGGATTTAATATTGCTCAAGAATTACATGCACATAGTTTGTGTATTAGTACCACAATTTCAACAGAAAATGTTGATTTATTTCAAGGCAATGATTATCGTCAACTGGGCATTGTGAAAAATATAAAATTATATAATACAACACAGGATGTTGATATTGGATATTTTCAAAAAGATACAGGAACCTCCTCGTTTGTTATAACAGTTCCTGAAATTGAATATAATGAATATTCGTCGGATGACGAAATTGAAGCATCTACTGGTGGCATATATAAAGTATTAACAAAATTATTTGATGAATCGTCTGAAAAATATAAAGTATATTTGTTATATGTTGAAGGAAATAAAGTTATTGATATTGATACAACATTCACAAATAATACAACAGATTTTGAAAACTTATCCTGCACAGTGGTCGAAGAACCTGAATTCGATAACAATACAGGAACACTCATTTACGTGAATGCCTTCTCTCCTATATCACGTACAGCAGAACAAATTGAAACTATTAAACTCTTTTTACACTTCTAGGTGCACATGACTATCAATTTAGGAACTTCTCCCTATTATGATGATTTTGACGCTGATAAGAATTTTCATCGAATTCTTTTCAAGCCGGGATATGCGGTTCAAGCGCGCGAATTAACACAACTACAAACCATTCTTCAAAATCAAATACAACGGTTCGGTGACCATGTATTTAAAGATGGGTCTGTTGTTGTCGGCTGCGCTGAGACTTTCCAATTTAATGTACCTTTTGCCAAAATTAAAAGTACAGATGCAGCAGGTATTACGATAGGAGCGGCGTCATATGATTTGTATAAAAATACTTTAGTGAATGCAGTGATTAGTAATGAACTAGGAGTATCTGCAAAAATTGTACGGGTTGATGAAGATACTGCAGGACAACGAGTATTATATTTAAATTATCAATCATCATATTATGATGAGACTGCACAAGAACTCATCACAGAATTTCGTATAGATGAGGCATTGACCGTTATTGATTCTAATAATGTAACACAATCATTTAGATTTTCAGTTGCGAGTTCTGCTCCTACAGGAGTAGGTTCATTATATACAATTGATGATGGTATGGTATATGCCGAAGGAGCATTCATTCGTCATGAATCACAAACTAAAGTATTGAGTTTTTATACTGATACGCCCACAAAAAATATTGGATTTCGAGTTATTGAAAGTAAAATTACGTCAAATGATGATGTAAGTTTACTTGATCCTGCCACCGGATCATATAATTATGCTGCGCCAGGCGGCGATAGATATAAACTTGTTTCACAACTAGAATCATATGAAACTACTACAGTTCCTGATACAGGATTTCATCTTCTATTTTTAGTAGAAGAAGGTAAAGTAAAACGTGCCTTTAATAAACCTCAATATTCAGAATTACAAAGAATATTAGCGCAGCGCACATATGATGAATCAGGAAATTATGTTGTTACTGGATTAAATGTTAATATTCGTGAGCACTTAAAAACAGAAAATAATAACGGCAAATACACCGAAGAAACTACAGGTGATGCATCGAAATTATTATATGGTGTTGAATCAGGTAAGGCATATGTGGAAGGATTCGATACAGAATTACAAGCAACTGATTATTTAACTGTTGATAAAGCAACAGATACATTGTCGGTTGATGAGCAGCAAATTCCAACCTTATTTGGTAATTATGTTTACGTGAAGTCTGTTACCGGTGATTGGGCGGTAACGGAAAATAACGCATCTATACAATTACTAAATGTTAGCGATGTTTTGATTGCAACTGCAAAGTTTCGTTTATTGAATTTTTATGGGGATACTGCAACAGGAACAAGTGCTTCTAAATTTTACAAATTATATTTGTACGGTACTGTGTTAGCAGCAGGAAAAACCGTTGATGATTTAACTACTATTCGAAAAATCACGGCAACCAATTCAACAGCAGCAGTTGCCATTACTCCAGGCGATGACTTAGGAAGTGTTGTACAAACTGGATTTAAATTGCATGAAAGTGCATATAATTCACTTATTTTTCCAACAGGATCGCGCGCGGTAGTGGAATATGACAATGACACAGATTATACATTTTGGAAGTATTTAGGCACATACACCTTTAATGGTTCTACAGGCAATGCAAGCATTTCCTTGAGTGGAACCGGTCAAACACTTGTAGGCACATCATCAACATTTAAACAAACATTTATTGTTGTAGAGCCTTCTGGAGATTCCTATAATCTCGCACAAATAAATGGCTATACTATAACCAACACAACATCAGGCACGTTAAATATTGCCACCGCTGATGCAGGTGCCAATCGTAAAGTATATGCCAAGGTTCGCCAGGTTAATGGGGCACCGATTGACTTATCATTAGATACAACATATTTGGCAATAAATGGATCAACCCTAACGAGCACTAGTGCATCTAATATTACAGCTGGCACTATCTATTTGGGAGTTCCATATGTATTGGATATCTTGTCTATTCATATGAATGCGTACACCGTTGCATATCCAGCCGCAGCAGGAGGATTATCTGAATGGGAGGATGTTACCTCACAATTTACATTACATACTAATGCCAATGATAATGTGTATAACACATCCTATTTAGAATATACTGGAGCAGAAAATTTAACAACTAAAAAGATAGTTATCAATTATAGAAATTTCACGCGCTCATCAAGTTTAGGATATTTAAATAGAAATTCATATCAAAGTGCATTAATAGATTTTGATCCATCAGTGCTAGATTACAATAAGCAAATTTACACATATGAATTGCCTTTATATACAACGGAATCGACAGGTGTTACCTATGATATTCGGGATGTAATTGATTTCCGGCCTGAAATTGAAGCTCGTGCCGGATATTCAAATAAATCATATGTTGATGCAAAAAACAGTAACATGGGTGCGTCAGAAAACGTGATTGTAAGCACATTGAATACAACTAACGGCATCACTGTCCCTGATCCAGAGAGTATATTAAGTGCAACATTTACTGTTAATTTACCACGCAAAGATAAAGTTGTATTAACCCGAGATGGTGAATTTAAGGTGATAACAGGGGTTCCTTCATTGAATCCTCAAACCCCCGCGGATGCTATCAATGCAATGACGTTGGCAGTTATTGAATTGGCACCATATCCTTCACTGTCAACATTTGCATCTCGTGTATTTGACCGAGAAGATTATGCCTCGGTTGTTCGTTTAGTAGATAATCGTCGGTATACAATGAGAGACATAGGTGAAATTGAACAGCGTGTAAATCGTCTTGAATATTACACGGCGTTGTCAATTGCTGAAAATCGTGCTGCCAATATGTTGATTACCGATACTGCAGGTTCTGCTATGGTAAAGAAAGGTATTTTAGTTGATGCTTTTGATGGGCATGATATTGGAAACGTATTTGATTCAGAATATTATGCTGCCATTGATACACGAAATAAAACATTACGCGCACCGTTTGCGTTGAATAACATTGAGTTACATCTACCCTCAGATGATAGTGAACTCATCACCACAAATTATACAGGCACATATTCAACAATCTTAGATAATAAATTCGCCTCTAAGAGTCGCGTTTGTGGTAACTTGTTGTTAGGTAATTATATGTCAGGAGATTTGCGGCTAGATCCTCCACAAATTACATGGATCGACGGCAGTATTCGCCCCGATGTGCAAGTAAACTATAATGGATTAAATGACGGGTGGGAATTTAACGCACAAGCATTTAACATTCATTGGAATAGTTGGAAAACTATTTGGCAAGGAGTCGAGGCAGTTAATTTGCCTATGTTAACGGTAACAACTGTTGCTGGGCTTTCAGGGGTCCGTGGCAGTGAAGCTGCTCCACTAATTTCAGATGTGACTAAAAATATCATAACCTCAGGAAAACTTCCTGAAAGCAATCTTCGAAGTATCGGAATTCGTGTTCTTGATGTATCAGTAGTTCCTTATATTTTACACCAAGTCATTAGCTTTACCGCAACAGGATTGAAGGCGGGCACTGTGATGAATGCCTTCTTTGACGGGGAAGATGTATCTGACAATTGTAGATATTTCTCTCTTCCAACGGGCGTTACTGTAAATACAATTCGTGAAGCATCTGAAGGAATTCTTTCATCACAATATGAACCAAATGCATCTGCATATGGTGCGCCCTTAATAGTAGATACAACTGGAACATTGGCAGGACAATTTGTAATTCCCGCTAATAAATTCCGCGTGGGCAACAAGGTATTTAAATTAACTGATGCGGACGAAACCACTTCGGCGGCTGCACAGTTACAAGCATCAGGTATCCCAAACATTGATGACGGCTCAATTTCTTCAACTCGATTCCCATCAATTCGTCAAGATGCATTGAATACCACACAAAATAATATTGTGAGTCGTTTGTTATTGTCTAATCCATCAACGTTTAATCCGTCATCATTTGGTGACCCAATGGCGCAAACCTTCATTATTGAAGGGCATCCCGATGGGATATTCTTGAATAAGATTGATATGTTCTTCAGAACAAAATCATCAACTAAGAAATTTACAATTCAAATTCGTGAAGTTGTTAATGGATTTCCAGGCAACAAAATTGTACCATTCAGTACTAAAATGTTGGCACCTGCTGATATTCAGGTGTCAACTGATGCCTCAACAGCAACTACATTCATCTTTGAATCTCCGGTATACTTAAAGAATAATACGGAATATGCCCTTGTTCTTCTTCCTGAAAATAACACAACAGAATATCAGGTTTGGGTGTCAGAATTAGGACAAAATTTAATTGGCACTAGCGAGAGAATCACCCAGCAACCTTATGTAGGTGTGTTGTTTATTCCTAACAATAATACAATATGGACTGCATTAGAAGCTGAAGATTTGAAGTTTAAAATGTATGCCAGAACCTTTGAAACAACACGCACAGCCATTCTTGAATCGAAGCCCATTGACTATGTGAGTGTATCCCAAACAGAAACATATACCTTAATTCCTGGGGATGTGGTTCAAGTATTTGATGATACACAAACAACATTGGAAGGCACAGTTAGTATTAATGAGGCGGTGATCACCGGAACAAATACGGATTTTACTGATTTGTCGATTGGTGATAGTTTACGAGTATTTGCTCCATCA